CACCCGATGGAGATGCGCCGCTACTGGATGGAGCGCAACCGCAAGTGTGTCGGCTTCCGCTGGCTCAACCATAAACCGAACAAGGAGGACGTGTTCGTCCAGCCGGACAACACGACCCCGGTCGAGCGCGTGTCGATGGCCGCCGGTCAGAACATCGAAGACCTCTGGTATCCGTGGGACTTCCTGCACTTCCGGCGCATGTTCCGTATGCGCATGAGCGAGCACGGCGAGCCGATCTTTGCCGAGGCGGACGGCATCTACAAGAAGCTGCGCCTCGCCATCGACCAGATGGTGGTGTGCCGCGCTCAGGTCCAGCCCGACCGCTATGCCGTCTCGATTGACGTTCAGGAGCAGCCGCCGGTCGAGCAGATGAAGACGGTCCAGCGCTGGCGGCAAACGCTGCGCAGCAAGCTGGCTTTCGGGCAGGTGGGAATGCCCAACGACCTCAACGCGGTCAGCGATTTCACGGCGTACTACAACGCGCTGGCGCTGGACACGATGATTTACATTGCCCAGCCCAAGGGCTTCAACAACGTCATCACCAAGCTGCCGGGCACGGTGGACGTGCCCGATGTTTACGACATCGAGTTGTTGACCGACCTTTTCTACAGCATCATCGGAATGCCCAAGTCGTGGTTCTCCCAGAGTGGCGGGGGCGGCGGGTCCGGGGGCGGCGAAATGCCTTCTGGCCGGGCGCTCTTGGCGCAGGACATCCGCTTCCTGCGCAAGATAAAGTCGATCCGCAAGCCGATCATCAACTGCTACCAGTGGCTTGGCTATTTCCACGCGGTCCTGAAGGGCAAGAACATCGAGCAGTTGGACATCAAGGCCATGATGCCCCAGATCGGCAGCCTTGAGGAACAAATGAAGCTGGAGATGCTGGGCATTCAGGCGGACGTGCTCCAGAAGCTTGGCGACGTGATGGAGCAGTATTCGCTGCCCAAGGAAGCGTGGATCGACACGGTTTTCAAGCGCTACATGCACCTGCCCGATGAAGTGGTGTCGGTGTTCATGACTGCGCTGCCCTCCGAGATCGAGCAGCAGGATCAGGGAAAGAACGAGAGTAAAATCAAGCGGGCCGCGCCCTCGACGCTCCGGCTCATTAACGAAATCCACGACAAGATCAAGAATACGCCCGGCGCAAATGATGCCATCAACATGCTCAGGGAGGTTGTTTACAGAGAGAAGATTCTCGACCGGCCCCACAGCAAATGGAACATGGACCGCGTGCTGGAGCGCAGCCGACCGAAAGAAAATGACGTGGTGATCTCCAGTTATGGCCGCCATCCGTTCGAGTTCAAGCGGAGCGGCGTCTCTGAAAGTCAGACTGCCGAGGGCAGCCAGACCGGCGTTATTCAGGCCAAGGTTGACGGATTTTCCAAGAAATGGGACGACGATGGGGCTACTCCGCCGCTGAAGGAATCCAAGGATGACAGCACCAACGGCATGGGCGGCCCGTCACCGTACCGCAAGTGGATGGGTTAATGGCACTGCAAATTACATCACCCGACGGCATCAACCTGATCGAGCAGCCGCCCGAACAGGTTGACGTGATTTCGTACCCGCCCACAGGCGGGCGCGTTCCCGTTCACTGCACCATCACCGAAAACGGCACAAACCTGCCTTTCCAGTACTTGACCGGCACGGTTTACTGGAACGATGGCAGCCTGCCTGTTGTTTACAACGGCACAGCCGCGCACAGCCTGACGATCAATACCTACCGAAACCTTCAGCCCGGCAGCTACATGGTCAAGGTGGAGGCGCACAACTACAAGACCCCGGTGTGGGATACGGTCGGTGTAAACTTTCCGTTTGTAGTGAAGTCCTCGGTCGAAGCGCCCGTGGGCACGCCGATTGTTTACGGTCCCATTCTGCCCAAGGATACCGGCTACCCGAACCCGGACCAGTGGCTCTGGAACCGGGGCGAAAACATCGAAATCCTAGCGTCCTCGGTAAAAATGCTGCTAACCACGGCCAAAGGCGAGCGCATCATGCAGCCGGAATACGGCACGAATTTGAAGCTGATTTTGTTTGAGCTTGAGACAACCGGCATCGAAAGCATGGTCCAGCAGGAGATCATCGACGCCATCACCAAATGGGAACCGAGAGTGATTTTGCAGTTCTTATCGGTGGATAAAACAGGTGATCGAGAAGTCACTGTGAATGCAACTTTTGTCAGCAAGCTCAATCAAAGGGATTTCATGGTCCCGATGGTCTTTACCGCGTGAAGAAGCCAGAACGTGCCACTTATGATCGCCGCTCTTTTGTTGCCCGCTTCATGCGCGAGGGGCAACTGACGTACAGCCAAGCCTGTCGGCTGTACGAGGTCATGTGCCGCACCTTTGAGGAAGCCATCATCACCGGCAGCAAAATCACTGTGGGGCGCGTGGGAGCCATCGTGCCGTATTGGAGGCCGCCCCGCGACATCCAGATGCACTTTCGCAAACGGGGCAGGAAGATTGAAAAGGGCATCCATCGGACTTACTTCATGGATGGGCGCTACGATTTCAAGTTCCGGCTTTACCGGCGATTCTTGGAAACCCGACAACTGAAGTGGCTCATCGACATGCCGGTGGACCGAGGTAGTTAAAGCGTATGGCAATCAAGCCCATTGATCTTCCGGCGGCTGCTGGCATCGACTACAGCGGCGGCGATGTCCGTCACTTCGCCCAAGGCGACGCGGTAAACGTGCCGGGGCTGAGCAACCCGACCCGCCATCTCGCTTTTCGCGATGACCTGATCGCCGAAAAGATCAACGAGGTCGTCAGCGTTGTAAACAATCAAGAGCAGTTTGTGCCGCTGCCGATGGTTCGCACCACGGTTCCTCCCGGTGAGGAAGTGGTCGTGACCAACTACCGCATCCCGCAGGGATTTGAGGCCAGAGTCCTCAACGCTGTCGTCAGCACCGTGCCCACGACCACGAGCGCGGAACTGAATATCATGTACTCGTCGAGCTTTGGCGGCTCGGCAGGCACCAACATTGTGACGGTCACGCCGGGCAGTGAGTTTACCGGCGATGTGAATTTCTATCAGGTGGGTGAATTCATCATCTCGATGAAGAACACCAGCGGCGTCACCTTGGAGATCGCGGGCAGCATCATGCTGACCATGCGCCCGCTGGGGGCGGAAGGCACGCTTTTGGTCGGCAGCATCATTGAGGGCGAGCAGGGTGTTCCGGGCATGACCGGCCCGCCCGGACCTCCGGGGCCGCCCGGAACCGGCGGCGCAGGCTCTCCCGGCATGATTTGGGTGGGTCCGTGGGCCAATGGCCAGCCCTACATCCCGAATCAGGTCGTCAGCTATCAATACAGCGGCACCTACGGCTCGTGGATTTGCCGGGTTGCCAACACGTCCAATCTGGGCGTCAACGACCCGCAGGTCGACTTGGTGACGTGGAACTGGGTTGCCTACGGCATTTTCCAGCAGGGGGCTACCGGCCCCGCAGGTCCAGCAGGAGGCCAGTCCTTGTTCAGCACCACTCAGCCGACTGGATACATTGTCACCGGCAACGTGGGCGATTACGGCACGAACCCCTACAACGCCGAGTACACCGCAGGTGTGGCCTCTCAGCCCAACCGGCAATACCAGCTTGTTTGCAACGAAACAAAAATCACTAGCTCTACCGGCGCGGTCGGGGCGGCGATGCTCAATGCGGCTTACCGCACCTGCTTCAGCGGCAGCATCGCAATCATCCTGCCAACCGTGGCGGATGGCGCGGCGGTAAACTACAATACCTCAAACATTTTCCTCACCATTGTAAACCACGGCACGATGGTTTCGTCCGGCACGGCGATCAATTCTTCGGCGACCGGAACTTACGTGAGGACAGTGGAGCAGGATACCGAAACGTGGGGCTGGCGCGTGCGCGTTATTTCGCCAGATGCTCTGCCGCTGTCGTTTGTGGCGACCGGCGTTCAGAGTATTCCTTGAGGAACTGAAGGTAGTCCAACAGCGGGCAGTCCGGGTAATAGCGTTCCATCGACGTTTTAACCTTGTCGGCCATCATTTCAATCACCCTGTCCGGCTGCCCAGATTCAAAAAGCCGGATCAGTTCCCGGTCGAACTCAGCGATTTGATTCCAGTCGTAACCGACGGCCTCGCCGCGCTCCACAAGGCTCATCTGGCACTGGCTGTAGGTGCGAGCCAAGGAAGGCCAAACGCGCAGGCAGTGCGTGACAATGCGGCGCAGGGTGTTCTTTTCTTCCTTGGTCCACGGGCGAACCTGAGCGACCGCCGCGCAAACAGTGTCCGCATCGGTCATACTGGTCCCGGCGGGTAGTAGTACCCGTCAATCCAGACGGGATCGACGGCGATGGTGACGTGGCTGGCTGACTGATTCACGTCGGGGTCCGCGATGAAGCCGCAGCCGTCTTCGTCGTTGGCGATGAAGATGCAGTAATTGGTGTAGGTGGTGCCTCCGGCTCCGGTAAATTTCCCACGTACCGTGGCGGCGCAGCGCTTGGAATCCGAGCCGCTGCTGGACCTAATCTGCATGTGATTGCCGGAAAAATAGGTATATTCGGCGGTGATCGGATTGCCCGTCATCGGCAGGGGGGTCAAGCTGAACGGCATCGGCACCCACGTTCCAGAGCCAAGAAGCGGGTCGCTCTGCCAGCTTCCCCACGCGCCCTTTTGCGGCTGATACGTGTTGAACTCGAACATGAATGAAATCGGGAGCGTGCCGCCAATGGCGTTGTTCCAGTAGAAATGGCCGTACTGGTGGTCGTCGCGGCCCATCGCGGTATAGTTCCAGTTGGTGCCCGCGCCCACATTGATGGCAGGAAACGCGACGCGTGGCGGCTGGGGAATCCCGCCGGTTGCGCTCGTGGTGCAGGGGACTCGATATTCCACGCCGTCAACCACGATCCTCGCAAGGTGTGTGCCGACCTTGTGCCCGGCGCTGTCGTAGGTGTTCTGGGGAAAGATTTGATAGATGCCTGCG